AAAATCACCTAACCAGCCTTTTTGATTTTTTATAAAGTTTGACAATAGATAGTCTTTGATTATATCCTTGTCCTTATACTTACGTGATGTTCGTACAAAGAAGTGTCTGTCATTACGTTTCCAGAAAGAACTCTTGGTTGCTGAGGATTTACCATTATACTTAACAAAATCATAATCACCCCTTCCAAAGTGTGCCTTCAATGCACAATACATCTGATATACCTCAACTGCTTCCATTGTCTACAAAGTTCATATAGGTAATTGTGCCATCTTAGGAAGAAAGTTTAAATCTCTTGCGTTGACTTCTATTTTTTCTTTGAGTGCTTTTGTGATAAGACTAGATACTTTATCTGGTTCAATACCATTCTTGTAACAATACAATAGTACAGCATCCATATGTGTTATCTTTTTATCTTTGGCTATATTTTCTATTTCTAGGGAAAATACTTTAGGTGTTTGTACTGGTTCTTTGGGTGTTTGTACTTCTTCTTCTTTCACTTCCATAACTACTCCGTCATAATAAGGGGTTAAGGTGGGGCATTGCACCCCACCAATTGTACTAATTATATTTCAGCACATGCGTAACAGTTGATTTCTAAACCAACAGCTACTTCTTTTACTACAGGTGATTTCCACATAGAATTCACTCCCATTTTAATGGTGAACTTTCTGTTGCTAGGTAGTTCACCTAAAACCCCGAATGGTTATGCAGCTAGTGCAAAACCCTCATACGCAAAGTTATCGTTTGCATTTACTTTTTTGACCTATAAGGCTGTCAACCCACAACTCTCCGTTTCACTACACAATACCAGTCGAACCTATTTCGCCCCCTAAATCGGGACTATCTAAATTTGGTGGAGGCGTGGGGTATCGCACCCCAGTCCTGTCTATCTTTTGTTCCACTTCAACAAGTCGTATATTATATATACCATAGAAGTATTGTCTATGTCAATAGTTATTATAGGTTTATTATTCACCAGTTATATCACTTAGTATTTGTTCTGGACTTGTTTCACCATATGGGTCAGATTCACAATTATCTTCTCTACCTGGCTCTTCCCAGAACATTTCAACAATACCATCATTAACTAGAGCTGCATATCTCCAAGACCTTTCACCAAAACTAAGATTGTCTTTTTTAACTAACATTCCCATACCCTCAGTAAATTCTCCAGAACCATCAGCAATCACTTTAATATTTTCAATCTTTTGATGTTCAACCCATTTGTTCATTACAAAAGAATCGTTTACAGATATACAATATATCTCATCAATTCCAGTTGCTTTAATTTCATCATAATATTCTTCAAAACCTGGCAGTTGCATTGTTGAACATGTTGGTGTAAATGCTCCGGGCAATGAAAATATTAAAACCCTCTTACCTTTAAAGTAATCGTCTGTAGTTAACTGTTCCCACTTATATGGGTTACTTCCTTCATATTCTTTAATAAGAGTCACAGACTCATCTCTAACTCTTACATTAAATGTAACATGTTGAACTTTTTTTCCTATTATCATAATATTCTCCTAAATTAAAATTTAAATTCTTGTTCAAAAAAGACAACACCATCATCATCAGCGTTCCAGCTGTTTAAATCTTTACCAGTTTGTTTATCCCAACCAAACTTAATAGTGTTACCAGTTTTTTGTTTGTATTTACCAAAGAGTCTTAATTTACTTTTCTCATCTTCATCTAAATCATAATAATATCTATATCCACCTGACCAGCCTGGCAATGTACTAAAACCTTTTTTCTTTTGTTCAGCTAATGATTTAAATGAAAATAAAACTACTAAAATTATTAAAATATACTTCATGTTACTCTTCTCCTGTTACGAAATAAACTCTGGATAACTTCTAAGACCAATCTCAGTCTTATCAGAACCATCTTTTTCTTCTTCTTCAGATAATCTAATTCCTAAAACAGCTTTAACTGTAAACCATAGTATAAAACTAGTAATAAGAACAAATGCACCTATTGAAATAATACCAATTAATTGAGTACTAAATTTAGCGTTTGAGTTAGTTAATGGAACTGCTAATGTTCCCCAAATACCACAAACCAAATGAACTGGTATTGCACCAACTACATCATCTATTTTTAATTTATCAAGTAAAGGTACTGCTAACATAACTAAAGCACCACCTGTTCCACCAATTAACATTGCTGAAAGGAATGTTGGTGTTAAAGGTTCAGCAGTTATGGAAACTAATCCACCCAACGCACCATTTAAAACAAAAGTTAAATCAACTTTTTTGTAAAGTAATTGACTAAGAATCATTGCAACAATAACACCACCTGCAGCTGCTAAATTTGTATTACAAAATATTCTTGCCATTGCACTTGCATCTGCTACTGACCCAAGAGCTAATTGAGAACCACCATTAAATCCAAACCAACCAAACCATAATAGAAAAGTGCCTAGTGTTGCCAAAGGTAAAGCTGATGCAGGCATAGGATTGACCTTGCCGTCTTCTGAATACTTACCTTTTCTTGCACCGACAATTAAACATCCTACTAATGCACACCATCCACCCACAGAATGAACTATAGTTGAACCTGCAAAGTCACTAAATCCTATTTCAGATAACCAACCAGCACCCCAAGTCCATGAACCTTGTATTGGATATATAATTGCAGTTAACACTACAACTACTACCATAAAAGGCCAGAGTTTAACTCTTTCAGCAACTGCACCTGATACTATTGAAGCTGCCGTTGCTACGAATACCATTTGGAAAAACCAATCTGATGCTCCAGCATATCCACCTTCTGAAGTTTCTGTAGAAGGGTCAGCAACGTCAAAAAGACTAAAACTTCCTATAAATCCCCCATCTACACCAGAATACATTAAGTTGTATCCTAATAAAAAATACAACACTCCTGCAATAGAGTATAGTGCAATGTTTTTAGTACATATGGTTGCAACACTTTTTGTCCTTACCATACCTGCTTCTAGCATACAAAACCCTGCTGCCATTAACATAACTAGTATTCCATTTACTAGGAATGAAAATGTATTAAATATAAACTCTATATCTTGAGTTTCCATTTACTTCTCCTATAAGTTTTTTTCTTTGTACCAATTGTCAACTGCTTCTGTTAATAACGGAATATATTCTGCTTTTTCTTTAACAAACTCTTGGACAGTACCATCTTCTGTAACTACTAACACTACAAGTTGATTGATTGCCTCACCAGTTCGTTCCTCATACATCTCAGCATAGGCTGCACATTGTATATAATAGTTTTCAATCCACTCATCTTTCTTTTCTCTCGTTGATGTCTTGAAATCTATGATGGATAATTCATTATCGTATTCTGCAATGCAATCCACACGTCCAGCAATACCATACTTATCACTCCACATACCAGCCTCTAGTTTTCTGATGTTATCTATACTCTCTAGTCTACCAGAAAGTTTCTGGAACATACACCAAGGCAAGAAATTCTTTTCATGGTCTTTCCATTTAGTAGGCCATTTCAAATGCATGTTGTTTAGATAGTCTTCAGCCATTTGATGGACTTTCGTACCACGATTTGCGGCTGTCCTCATGATATGATTTGCCACATCATGACCAACCCTATCACGCCACTCCATGATACCCTTCTTGTTTCTGATTGATAATATTGTTGTAATTGAAGGGTAGTATTGACCCTTTGGTGTTTCATAGACACGAACACCTTCTTTGTTTATTGCTGTTATAGAAGGCAACTCTACTGTTTCATGATTAAATTCCATTATATACCTTATTTAATAGTCACGAGCACCAATTTTTGTACCGACTGTTCTCATTCTTTCGACCAATCTTTGAGCTCTGTTATTTACTTGGCGATACCATCTGCTATCCACCATCTCATCTGCAGCTTGATTCCAATTATAAGAATCTACGCCACGTTTCATACCTTTAAATTTACTCAATCTAGTTCTACCCATATTGAACATCATGTTGGCTATGATTTGTTGTACCTCTTCAGGTAATTCTTCAAACTTATGATATAGTTTGTTACAATCCTTGATTACTCCATCAAGGTCATTCTCGAAACATTCTGCGACTCTTTCTCTACTGACGGCAGTCCCAACCATTTGTCCATTTTCTGGGTCAGTCTTAGTAACCAAATGACCGATACCAAAAGTAGGCAGCCCGAGATGGTCAAGGTAAATAACATACTTTACTCCTTCATCTATTTCTAGTTGTTCTCTTAGTTGTTTAATATTCATTAGTCAATCCCCAATCCTAATTTTGTTTTCTGAATTAAATAGCTTCTTACAAATCCAGAACGAACAATATCACCGATATCAAACTCTACACAATTAAACTCTTCCATCTCTTCTAGTATTCTTAGGAAGTCGTGTAGACCATTCTTTTCACTTGTTCTTGATAAATCTGATTGTCCAAAATCACCACAGAATACAATCTTTGAGTCTTGTCCTACTCTTGTGATAATCGTGTCCAGTTCGTGGAAGTTTAAATTCTGACACTCATCTACAATAATAATACTATTGTCGAATGTTAGTCCTCTTAAAAAAGATGTAGATAGGAAATACAAACTACCTTGTTGTTTCAACTTTTCATACAACATGCTGAATGCCTGTTCATTAGGTTGTTGGAACATGAACTGAACCATATTTGCATAAGCAACTTGATATAGTGCAGCCTTATCTTCTTCATCGCCTGGCAAGAACCCTATCTCTCTTGTGGGTATAAGAGAACGCACCAATACAACTTTGTCATATTTTGTTTGTAAGTTCATCACATCTTGTAATGCAAGATATAAAGATATAAATGTCTTACCAGTTCCAGCACAACCAAATAGAAATTGATTTTGTTTTTTCTTCCATGTGTCAAATACTATTTTTTGATTGTCTGTAATTGGTTTTACGGATATTAAATTTGATGAACCAATTTCTAGTTTTTGTTTTTTAGCCATTATCATTCCTTAATAAATTGATATTTATATTATTCCATGTTTCTTTACAAGAGAATTTGATTTTTTCTGTTTGATAGTTTTGCCATCACCAAATCTATCTGAAAGGGCACTATTTGGATGACTCTGTGCAATCCTACTAAACACCTCTTTCATGCCACCGTCCATACCTTTACCAGATGGATTACCAGATGCAACATGGTCACCAACAAGAGCTGCTGTTGTCAATTCTTGCTTGATGTGTGGATTGTCTTTTAATATTATTTGTAGATTATCCCATGAACAAAATTCCTCATAGGTTTCTTTTTTGTCGGTGTCGGTCAATACATAAGTTGGCATAATATTCTCACTAGTTTTTATAAAATGATGCTATAGTAGATGGTGATTCTCCATCATACTTCTGTTCGTCTTCTTTGTCAATATTCTTTCTCAAATCTGCTGACACATTTATATAGTGTCTTAGTTTTTCTTCTGAAGTTTCGGGTGTTATCAACTTTCTCATTTCATGTGTTGTTGCTAAATAAGTTTTTAAATGTCTTACCTCATCATTTAAAACTTTAATTCTTTTCATTGCTTCATAGTATGCTTCTGTCAATCGTTTCATATCTTCTTTGATAGCGTCTGTATCTGACGTGATATGGTTGTTTGATTTTTCAGATTGTTCTCGCATCATTCGGCTCATATATGCATCATAAGATTCTCTTTTGTCATCTGACATTATTACTCCTAATAAGGTGGTTCTCTAAAGGATACCACTCTGGTATTGACCTATTCTTCCAACTTACAAAATCTTTCTTTTCTTTTATATAGTAGTTTCTGTATGCAGATATTGGGTCATTCTTAATCTTACAGTAATCTGGCATTGCTTGTGTCAGTTCGGTATTTTTACTGGTACGAAGGTTTTTTGGTGGTCTTTGAAGTATCATTGATGCCCTACTAGAACCATGAATTTTACCATATCGGTAAGTATACTCTCCTAGAGTAGCCATGTAGATAAAATATAGTTCCATATAGTTTTCTCTGGACTCACGCACCCATATGTTTGATGGGTGATTGACATGACTTGCCTTCATTAACATATCCTCACGTTCATCTGGTAGACGCCATCTCTTGATATTATGATTGTTCTTAGTCTTACCTAGATACATCTGACCATCTAACACTCTATGTGCAGTAGACAACAGCTGACAGTATTCTGTAGCCATCTTTACAATGTGTTTATCACAATGATACTCTGCATTTTTGATAGGGTCTTTATGTAAGTAGAATATATTCATTATCTATCCCATGTATAAAATATGTGGTCACCAATTTCAGTAGTCCTATGTTTCGTCTTTGCCCAACTAGGTTTTACATAGTCTGCATGGTAAAACAAAGCACCATCTGTTATGTCTACTAGTATATAACTATTTGAGAGTATTGTCAAGGAAAAATTCAACATTTCTTGATATTTTTTTATATTTTTTGGTTCATCACTCTTACCATCACAGAACCAACTGAATTGGCACTTATGTTTGATAGGGTACATTGTACCATCTTTCTTCCAACTCTCACGCACAGGGCCCTGTTCTACGACCTCACAGACGGTATTGGGAAACCTAGTATCGTTCATACGATTTAATACCACATTACTTACTGCAAGTCTACCAGCAGTTCCTTGATTACGAGCTTCATAATACATATTCTTTGCAAGACATGTTGCCTCTTGTAATAAGAATGGTTCTGCATCATCTCTATCTATCGTTGGTAGTAATAGGAGTCCTGCCACTAATATTTCATTTATCATCTTTCCACCTCTCTAATAATATTTCTTGTTTCTCATATGCTTCGTCTTCCATCTTTTGCAATGCAGGCTGAAACTCATCACGAGCTTGTTGTTTCACGTGAACCATCTCATGCATGATACAAGTTTTAAAATCATCACCTTCTAATGATTTCTTTACTTCTACAAAGTGTTCACGATTATTTTCACCTTCCCAACAATATCCTTCAGCATTAAATTCTAAACTACTTTTTAAATGAATCCATATATCCAAAGTTCTCATTCGTGGCATCAGTTGTCTTATACACCAATGAGCAATATCAGCTGTTAACTCTCTTTGTTTTTTATTACCACCAGTTACTTCAATCAGATTACCCTTCTCAACTGTAATCATTGGAAGATTCACTTAATTCTGTGTTATCTAAATCTAACAATTCTTCTTCAGTCATATTATCCTCCTATAAAATACTTGATTAATCCATTTGCCATGATTGCAATTCCTACTGCATTGATAATGATAAGTGACCTATCATTCCACATCATAGCTACTGCTAACCATCCACACAATCCTACTAAATGTACAAATAAGTTTAATGGATATATCTGATTAGATGTGAGTAACATACCCACTAGTAATACCATACTTGCAGCCCATTTTATATACCAATCTGTGGTATGTGTTGGTGTTACTTTCTGCAACACATTCTCATTCATTTTCATTTTAATATATTCTTCATCTTGCATTTTTATACTCCTACACTACATAGTGTAATTCCACCTAGAATTATCACTACTATTAATATTGCTACTAGTTTATTCATTATACATTTTTCCTTATTGATAAGTTTTCAAGAGCATTAGCAGTTCCTTCAAATCCAGGCATTTCAACTGAACTTGGTTTTACATAATTACTCATTTCTTCTAGTATTTCTGATAAATCCATTATCTTATCAGTTAGATTACTTATTGTAGATTCCAATTGTTCTATTTGAATTGCTTGGCCTCTCACTTCACTTATTATATCATCATTGTTATACATATTGT